ACTAATATATTTTATAAACCTCTTGGTGTTGAAAAACTAGCATGTCCAACACTTACACTTTTATCAGTTACTGGATCTTACTCACCTAACCAGTTTATATTTTCAGGTTCATTTGAAGCAGTTGAAGCAGGTACATACTATATAGATATTCGACCGAGCAGTCACAGTACCTATGCTCAATCATTAACCCCTATCGTAATTACAGAAGCTCAAAATAAATTATGGAACACTACTAGTACGTTAGGATTTTCTGAATTAACACCAGGTACTCTTCACCCAACTGCCTCTATGTACTATACAGTAGATGGTGCAGCATCCGATTGCGGAACAGTAACAGTCTTAGGAGATACATTTGAAATTGCAGCACAACCAGAAGTATGCCCTGTTGTAACAACATCAGGCTTCCGAGCAGAGACAGGATTTTCCGGATCTGATTACAATGTATTATTCCCTGGAGGGTATTCTAACCCCTCTGGTTTACGATTAATAATGTCCGGTACTACAACTCAACTACCTGATGGAGATCCGATAAAAGAATTAGGATGGGTGATAGGAACTTCTAATCCCCCTTCAGTAAGTGGTAGTGGAACACTATTCCAAGGACGTATTGCTACCAATGGAGGAGGAGCAGCTGGTCAAATAGGAGAATTCTACAATATAAGTACTAGAACAAATTCAATGGATATAAACGGTAATACAGAATGGATTGAACCTAACACTACTTACTACATAAGAACATATGCTAGTGCCAGCAGCACTTGTGGAACCGCAGGTCCATCAGGTAGCTATGTTTACGGAAATACACTTTCAGATACAACAGGTGCAAGTACATATATAGCTTCAGAATCATACGACTTCGGTAGTGTGAGTACTGGTGTAGTATGTGATAATTTCCACAATGACAGTGGTAACAATACCGGGTACTTCTGGACTTATAGCAGTGGCACTTTCGGAGTACCGTTTGATATAGCAACACACTTATATACAGCACCTATAGCAACTAATACATACGCAGCACCATCAAACTTCTATGTATCAGGTTCTAGACAAGGAACTGCAACTGTACGAACAATAGGGTCAAATGGAGCTTTCACTACTAGTGCTAACTGTGCATACACACCGTAATAAATAAAAAATATGGCTCAATCATTAGCAACATTTAAAACTACAGCACCTAACCAGGGAGAGTTAAAGTATTTTATAGACTCAAGTTCTGCAGGTAATGTGCACGTAGATTGGCTTACAATACATACAAGTGACTGTAACGGAGTAAGTAGACTAGAAAGTATACAGAATCTTACTTCTATCGAAATAGGAGACGTAACACTTAGCACTGACAATGGAGTTGCATACAGCAACTACTACCTATACGAAATAATACCTGGGTTTACTGGGTCGTTAGATACTATAACTGGTTCATGTACATTCTCTACTTTACTACCTTTGCCAAGACTATATGACTTTAAAAATAACGATTATAACTCTCAGTTTAATAATGCTATAGAGCCTAGAAGAGGATACTTAACAGGTTCAGCAGGTACAGTTACAGGAGGAGTTTTTGAAGTAGATTACTCTAGATCAGGTAATACTTTAGGACCTCGTAACCTCACAGCAATATTAAATAACACAGCTATTACAGCTTCATTTCAAGAATCTAACCTATACTCTAAAACCTGGACATCAGCTAGATACGATGGAGCCAAACTTGATAGCGGTAGTTTATTCTACAATGACCCTGCTCTTTCATTCAAGAAGTTTGAAGCAGTTAAATACCCTCTTTTGGTTTCTTCAAGCTTCATAAGATCTCAATCTTTTTCTGATCTTGAATTCAATGAGTTTTATTTCAACCCTCCTTTTGAAGTTATAAGACCAGGTTCTACAGATGAACTAAAAAGTTACCACCAAGGTAGCACAGTAGATATACCACCAGTTGGTCAGCCAGTTTATGAGCTAGTAGGTAGTGACTTTAAAAGAGTGACTAAAACTAAACTATATATACCTGACGAAAATGAAATAATTGCTATAGATAATAGTGAAGCAAGATATGAACTTAAACCAACACCTTCAGGTAGTATAGCTGCAACTGATAACCTGTTTCATGTAAGTATGAAAACTATGAAATCTCTAGAAACTATTTACTACTGGAACTCTTCAAATAGTTTAGCAGAAGTAGAAATAAGACAAGGTAGATCAGAACAACTAATAATAAGTGGAACGTTTATAAGTTCAACAGAAGGGTATTCTCTAGATGCTCCTGGAGTTAGTCCGAGAATAGGTACTAATGCATCATCTAATCACTACTCTGGTCAATCAATAAGCATAACTCAACCATGGCAAGCACAAGCTGATAATGGAAGTTTTTCACATAGAAATGTAGATACTTACGTATTTAGAATAGATTCAAGTTCCGCTAATTAACCTTATTCAATAAAACATTAAACCAATATATTTATATAAAAGAAACATAATCAAATGGGATATTTAAACAACAGTGTCGTAACAGTCGATGCAATTTTAACAAAAAAAGGAAGAGAGTTACTAGCTAGAGGTGACGGCTCTTTTAATATTACACAATTTGCACTAGCAGATGATGAAATAGACTACACTCTATATAACCCAGATCATGCATCAGGGTCTGCCTTCTACGGACAAGCAATTGAAAACATGCCACTACTAGAAGCATTTCCAGATGAGACTCAAGTTATGAAATATAAACTTTCAACACTACCTAGAGGTACATCAAAACTTCCTCTATTAGAAGCAGGGTATGCATCTATTAGTTTGAGACAAGGAGCAGCATTAGCAATAACTCCACAAACGTTAAACTACTTAGGAGCTACTTCTACTTTTGAAGCAGGAGGGTATACAGCTACTATAGCAGACGCAAGAGTACTATCTAATTTCTCCGGTGTAGGGGTAAATACAGAAGAAGCTGATAACCTTAACAGTCAAACAACATTAGGTACTAACGTTTCTAAGACAGTAATAGGGACATCTATTAACCTTACAGCAACAACAGTGAATACTTTATTCGGTACAAGATCTTCATTACAGACTACAATTACTTTAATTGGTAGAGATAGTGGAGCCAGAGTAAATATTCCTGTAACTATAACAAAAGTAAATATATAATATTATGTCATACAGAAGATTTGATAACGACGACATTGTAGTAAGTGCAGACTCTATTACTTCACCAGCATGGTCTAATAATGCTGTAACCCTAAGCACATACGTTACAGGTTCACAAGCAGGAACAGATTCAGGTAAATATTACTACCATGTATATAACACAGGATCATCTGATCAAGAAATACAGTTTGCAATAGCATACGGTCATAGACTTGGAAGTGGTTCTGGATTATACGATGCAAGTATAGTAGGAAAGTCTTATAGTTCTACAGTTTACGGTCAATTTAGAACTCTTATAAATGGAGATGAAGATACTGACTTTTCTTTTTTAGAAAGCGGTACACCTACAACACCAGATAGTGTGCACTTTATTTCGATACAGAGATCAAGATTTAAAGAGAAAATACTACCGGGTTCAATCCTACTTTCTCTTTCTGGATCAGCCGGTGATCTTAAACTAACTGATAATAGTAAAACAGAGACTACAGATAGTTTTGTAGATGCAGGTAGAGTATATAGTTTATATTCTGGATCAGCAGCAGGTACTGTAATAAGTACTACTATTGAATACGGAAAAGTATACCCTGATGTAGGTTTAATAGCTCTAAATACCGATAAGCTAGTAGCAGATAACTTTATGGGAGCTGTAAATGTAACATCGAATTACACAACAGTTGACGGAAAAGAAACCTGTTTAAATTCTCTAGTATCAGGATCAGGATTTGCTTTGAGAGCTGACGAAACTTTATCTTCTAACTTTATTTTTGTTAGAGCAAGAAATAGTGAATTTAATTACTCTACTAATCCATCTAATATAACAGGCTCAGGTGAATTACGTCATAGTACAATGATTGATAATCCTCAATCTTATATTTCACAAGTAGGTCTATATAACGACAGTAATGATCTTTTAGCAGTAGCTAAACTATCTACTCCATTATTAAAAGATTTTACAAAAGAAGCTCTAGTAAGAATAAAACTTGACTATTAATGAATGAGTGCTTACAAAAAACTAAAATCTCAAGATTCATTTGTTACAACATATGTAGCTAAAAAGAACTGGTACATCTCCGGAAGTACTATCGACTTAGCAGCAATTGGGGTTCAAGCACTATATGCATTATCAGGTTCAGAAGAAGTAGCAGAACTATCTGTAGGTAAATCAAATTTTAATTACGGTCCTACAGAAAGCAGCATATCTAATCAAGGTACTTTTAACTCAGCATTAGTTTATAAAAGTTTAGAACAGCTCTACTATAGAGATTATAATCTAGATAACGGTTCTATACTAAACTCAGATTACCAAATAGCAGCATTAAGTGGTTCTTCTGTAACAACTAACGTTGGATTAGATACAACAGACTACCCTAAAAGAAAAATATACGATCACTACGAACCTACAACCGATACTCCAAACGGTACTATTAACCCTTCTGGTTCAAGATACCTTAGCTCATCAGCTATGGTTTACTCTTTACCGAGAGATATAATAGGAACTCATATTGAACCCGGTTCATTTAAAATGATCCCGGCTTATAACAACGCAGTAATAACCTCTCTAGGCGGACAGTATGTAGAAGAAGATTACGTTGTGACCGGATATATAGCAACCGAAATAAACTCATCTAGCCAAGCAGGGTATCTAGGAGGACTAGAAGCCATAGTAGATGACGGACAGGGTAATTTAAAACTCATCGACTCACAACAACATATTAATATAGGTAACATAATATATTCTCACGGTATTGTAGTACTTACTAATACTGATGTAGCTGAATATTTTCACGATTCTGCTTCACTAGATGTACTTTCTTATAAGTCTAATCAACCTATTTATACATATAACTACCACTTAAAGGTTTCTGATTATGAATACAATCACACACTTAACACTAGTGCGTTGACTGGTTCAGACAATAAATTAAAAGATAACGTAAGTGGTTCATCATTTCAACCTTACATAACATCTGTAGGTTTATATAATGATACAAATGAATTAATAGCAGTTGGAAAGCTAAGTCAACCCTTAGTTAAACCAGCTGAGACAGAACTAACAGTACAAGTAAAATTAGATATATAAAATGGCAATTAACTTTAGACACATAAAAGGATCAGCACTTACTCATGCAGAGATGGATAGTAACCTAGGTTCTTATTTTCATTCAGCATCTATATCAGTCAATGATGATAGCGGAAGTACTATAACACTTTTTAGGTCTGAATCAAATGGTTCATCCCTTACTCTTACTACTGCTTCAATTATAATTGTATCATCTTCATATGCGTTAACAGCTTCTTATGCTGATAATGGTGGTAGTGTAGATTATATTTCAAACGTTAACTTAGATGGATCTAATTTAAGAATAACAGGTTCAAATAATGCTTTTGATGGAGTAATTGACCTTAGTACTATATCAGTAACATCTTCATCTTATGCTAATAACGCTAGTACTGCTGATAGCTCTACATCATCATCTTATGCTAATAACGCTAGTACTGCTGATAGCTCTACATCATCATCTTATGCAGTTACAGCTTCTTATGCTACAAATGCAGGAGCAGGAGTAGGGTTTCCATATACGGGATCAGCTGAAATAACCGGATCACTAGCTGTAATAGGAGGCGGTATAACAGGGTCACTTTTAGGAACTGCATCACACGCAATATCAGCATCACATGAAACTACTTATGAATTATCTTCTTCTCATGCTGAAAATGCTGATAGTTCTATATCATCTTCTTATGCTTCTACATCTCCTATCCAGTCAAATGGATTAACAGTAAATGGAACAGGAGCTGACGGCTTCCTTTATATAAATGGTAATGCAGCAACTACTAACCCTACAAACGTGCAGGGTATGGCTTTTGCTTATAACGACGATGGAGGTAATAGAGCTAGTATGATTTATTACAATCCAGGTACAGTAACAAGTGCTGAAAATGCATCCTACTACTTCGGTATAGAAAATGAATTTATTGATTCAGCAAGTATTGTAGCAGGTAATACTGTAGAACAATCCAGAACAAGTAGTTTGAATTTAAAAATGTACGGTAATGGAATGATCGATTTAGTTGGAGCTTATCCAACTATAGGAAATACACAATGGAGATTACCAGTTGTATCAGGGTCAGCAGGACAAGTACTTAAGTATCCTTCATCAGGTATCCTTTTAGAATGGGGTAATTCAAGTGACCTAACAGGTTTAAACTTAATATCAGGTTCAGGTCAAATAGACGGCTTAGGATTTTTACAAACTGGTTCTTTAACTAGTTCTTTAGATAGTTTAGGATACTTAGACAAAACAGCAAGTAGATTAGATATTCAAGATTTCTTAACAGGATCATTATCAGATGTAATAACTGGATCAAGTTTAGATTTAATTTCTGGTTCTGGTCAAATAGACGGATTAGGGTTTTTACTTACTGGTTCTTTAGGAGACAAAATAGACGGATTAGGAAAGAACTTCTTTACAGGTTCAGGTCAGCTACCAGGAGGATTAATATCCGGTTCAGGTCAGCTAGGTGATTTGAACTTTCTTAATAAAACAGAATCAAGATTAGATATTCAAGACTTTTTAACAGGATCATTATCAGACGTAATAACTGGTTCAAGTTTATCTTTACTTTCAGGTTCAGACCAAATAAGTGATTTAGGCTACTTAACTGGATTAGGAGGAGGATTAATATCAGGTTCAGGACAAATAAGTGATTTAGGTTACTTAAGTGGATTAGGAACAGGATTAATATCAGGTTCAGGACAAATAGGAGGCTTAGGGTATTTACTTACTAGTTCTTTAGGAGACAAGATAGACGGGTTAGGAAAGAATTTCTTTACCGGATCTGGTCAGCTACCAGGAGGATTAATATCCGGATCTGGTCAGCTACCAGCAGATCTTATTTCTGGATCAGGTCAGTTGAATGATCTTAACTTCTTAAACAAGTCTGACAGTAGATTAGATATAGACGACTACCTTACAGGATCTCTAGGTTCTATTATTGGTAACTCTACCTTAACATTATTTTCAGGATCAGGTCAGCTACCAGCTGGATTATTTTCAGGATCAGGTCAGCTACCAACTGGATTATTTTCAGGATCATTTGGAGACTTAGCCCCTACAGGCTTACTATCCGGATCAGGTCAGTTAACAGATTTAAACTTTTTAGATAAATCTGACTCTAGATTAGATATAGATGACTACCTTACCGGTTCTTTAGGAGCTATTATCAGCCACTCAGCATTAGCCTTATTCTCTGGTTCAAGTCAAGTATCATTTACAGGAATAGGCTCTAAGCCATCAGGATTAGTATCAGGATCTGCTCAAGTATCATTCACAGGATTAGATAACATTCCATCCGACATAGTATCAGGATCAGTTATAAGGTCACTACCTTCTGATTTAGTATCTGGTTCATCACAAATATCATTCACAAATATAGGCTCTAAACCTTCTGGATTGATTTCTGGTTCAGGTCAGTTACCAACAGGATTAGTTTCCGGATCAAGTCAAGTATCCTTTGCCAGTATAGGTTCTAAACCAACAGGATTAGTTTCCGGTTCAGGTCAAGTATCATTTACAGGACTAGGTAATATACCAGCTGATATAGTATCCGGATCAGTAATACGAGAGTTACCTTCTGATCTAGTATCTGCTTCAGCACAAATATCATTTACAAATATAGGATCTAAACCAACAGGATTAGTATCTGGATCAAGTCAAGTATCCTTTGCTAGTATAGGATCTAAACCATCAGGGTTAGTATCTGGATCAAGTCAAGTATCCTTTGCCAGTATAGGTTCTAAACCATCTGGCCTTGTATCAGGATCAGGTCAAGTATCATTTACAGGGCTTGATAACATACCATCCGACATAGTATCCGGATCAGTTGTAAGAAGTTTACCTTCTGATTTAGTATCTGCTTCAGCACAAATATCATTTGCAAGCATAAGCTCTAAACCAACAGGATTAGTTTCTGCTTCTGGACAAATATCATATAGTTCTATTTCATCTCTACCAACGTTATTCGATGGTGATTATGATAGTCTATCAAGTAAGCCAACTTTATTTGACGGTACGTATGCTAGTCTATCAAGTAAACCTGCTTTAATATCAGGAGGAGCTCAAATTACATTTGGAGATATACCTTCCCTACCTACATTCATTACAGGATCAGCCCAAATTACAGACCTTGGATTTACTGGAGATTACACTCACCCTAATCACTCTGGGGATGTAACATCAGCTGGAGATGGAGCTACTACGATAGCTGCTAATAAAGTTACCCATGCTAAATACCAGCAAATAGCAACCGATACTATTATAGGTAGAACAGCATCAGGAACTGGAAATGTAACAGCATTAACAGCTGCAGAAGTAAGAGCTATTTTAAACGTTGCAAATGGTGCAACAGCTAATACAGGAGACATTACAGCAGTTACAGCAGGATCTGGTATGAGCGGTGGTGCTACATCTGGAGCTGCTACAGTAACATTAGGAGATCCAAGTACTTTAACTGCAGCAACCACTAACGGTACTACAGCTACATCACATACACATACTATAACAACTACAGATGACGGAACAGCTAGTACAATTGTAGCTACAGACGCTAATGGGGAAATATCAGCTGCTAACTTTAATACTACTTCTGATAAAAGATTAAAGTCTAATATCGAACCAATAAAAGAAGGTTTGGAAGTAATAAAAAAATTCGTATCTTATGAATACGAACTTAACGGTAAACAAGACGCTGGGTTTATTGCTCAAGAAGTACAAGAAGTATTACCTTACGCAGTACAAGAAAAATCAGATGGTTACTTAGGAATGAATAACAAACCAGTACTTGCTCATTTACATAAAGCTATATTAGAATTAGATCAAAGATTAACTGATATAGAAAACAAAATAGGATAATATGCCAGCACCAGGATCAGGTAAGATATACGAGTTTAATAGACTCGAAAGCGGAGGAATGGTAACCGCTATACAAGGCTGTAATATGACTACAGAGTATGATATCAATGCCAGCAACGATCCTCGAACTACATTTGGAACATATTACGCTATACATGCCGGAGCACAGAGCATTGCTAATATAGACACAAGTACAATATTTTATAGTGACTTTGGGACTGAATTTCCATTTGTTGGACAAGACGAATGGTACGGTGTTAGAGAATCAGGTTCAGCTGATGATGTAAAACCAGAAATAGTTGTACAGATAAATGACTCTGGAGAGGTATCCACTATCTTTACCTGTGCTCTACTAGGTAGATTCTCAGTATCTGGTAGTATACCTTACGTAGATTATTATGCAGGTTCTTTTACAATGTTTGAATCAGGAGCAATAGCAGCAGGTTCAGCATCAGAGGGAGGAATAAAAAGAACAGCTGCTAATAGAGGAGATTATACATCTATAGAAGGAGCAGTATCTGAATCGTGTTTTGATTTTGGTATAGTATTTTCCGGCAGTAACTTTAATGAATTTATTTCTCAATCTATACCAGAAGGTTTTGATGAAACAATCACCGGGGAAATAATTACAGACCCATCAACACAAATTTCAAGTTCACTACAATTTCAAGGTTACCCACTAGGAGGATTTACAGGTAGTGGAATGGGTAGTGAGTAAAACTAAACATAATGACAGAACCAATTTGGACTTACGACGGTAAATTAATTACCGAAATATCCGATATGCCAGAAGGAACTTACGGATTTATATACGAAGTAACACATTTAGAAACTAAACAGAAGTATATTGGAAAAAAAGTTTTGTTTTTTGAAAGAAACAAAAGACTAGGAAAAAAAGCTTTAGAAGCTTTAAGACTAGAAAGAAAAGCAAAAGGAATCGGAGGAAGAACTCCTGCTAAACAAAAAGTAATAACCGAATCAGATTGGTTATCTTACTTTGGATCTCATCTAAAAATAAAAGAACTACTAAAAAGAGATGGTCCGTTAGCATTTTCTAAAAAAATTATTCAGTACGTACCTAATAAAAAGCAGCTAACATATTTTGAATGTAAGCACCTATTTATAAATGAAGTACTAGACTCTAGAAATAACTATATTAATGATAATATTCTAGGTAAGTTTTATAGAAAAGACTTCAACTTATGAAATTAAGAGATATAATTTTAAAAGAGAATAACGATTCATGTCCTGCAGCAACTCAAGACTTGATGTTAAATACTAAGAATAGAGATGCTTCTATAAAAGCAGAACATATTCAATACGGTCCACTAAATGTAAGTGAACCTGGTAGCTTTTGGAAAGACATCGCTAAATACTGGAATACTTCAGAAAAAGCAGCAAGACTATCTAACTGTAGTAACTGTGTAGCGTTTGATATATCTCCTAGAATGGAAGTGTGCATGCCTGGAGTTACTTCAGATGAAGATGGTAAGCTAGGTTACTGTTGGATGCACCACTTTAAATGTCACTCAGCCAGAAGTTGCAGAACATGGGCTAAAGGAGGACCAATAAATAAAGACTCTGTATCCCAGGAATGGCAACAGAGAAGTGAACAAAATTAATATTATGATTAAATTAAAGAACATTATCGGATACCCATCTTTAAAGTACCACTTAGACAATAAACTCTCTTTACATGAGCATGTCTACCGTTATAGCTCGGATGCCTTTATACAATTATTCAAAGAAGCGAGAGAAGCTCTTAGAGACGAAGCAATTGAATTAGAGGAAACTGATAAAGATCTTTTAGAAACAACAGATATAGGTGAATACGGTGACTATAATGGATTAAAAGTTCCATTAGACTTACCTATGGTATCATCTAATTATAATCCTCTGTTCGAAATAGGTAACGTTATCGATGAAATGATCGAAAATGAAGACCTAATCGACGAAGCAGCTTCTATAGACGAGATGATAGACTTTGATATGATCAAAGAACTAGTAGAGTCAATAGGGGGTAACATAAACATGGACAAATTAAGAAAAGCAGTTTCAATACAAAACGAAAGTTTTGACTATAATGGCTTTGAAATGCTTAAAGCGTCAGTTGATTACATACCCGAAGCTGATTACAGAGGTAAAAAGGTTGCTCTTAACAAACCTAAAAGAGGTGGAAGTAAAAAATTCTACGTCTACGTTAAGTCAAAGAAAGGAAATGTGAAGAAAGTATCTTTTGGAGATACTGGCCTTTCAGTTAAGTTTAAAAAGAAAGGTGCAAGAGCATCTTTTGCTGCACGTCATAAATGTGCAACTAAGAAAGATAAAACAAAAGCAGGTTATTGGTCTTGTAATATAGGCCGTTATTGGAAATCATTAGGTGGATCATCAAACTTCTCAGGATACTGGTAGACCTTACTCTGAACTTACAGAAGAAGGTTATGTTATAAGAGAGTTCTCTAGTAGTACTTCATCATTTGAATTAGTATGGCATAGAGATAAAGAAGATAGGTATGTTCAAGCCATAGGTAAAACGGACTGGGAGTTTCAACTAGACAACCAAATACCTCAAGTATTATCAGAAAACAAACTATTTATACCTAAAGAGACGTATCACCGTCTTATTAAAGGCTCTGGTAAATTAAAAGTTAAAATATATAAACTATGAAAACTAGAGACGATGAATGTGAATGCGGTAACTGCGGATGTGGTAACGGTTAAGTAAAATGAAACTATTAAATATTATTCTTAGCGAACGTTTAAAAGTAAACAATATTAGTATTAACTATACTAATTATGGAGATTTATATAGCGTTGTTGTAAATGGTGATAAGGTAGATAGAGACGAAGGTACTAAGTTAGTACATAAGTTAACTAAACTAGAAGTACCTTATTCATATGATGTTCAAGTAGTCGATGATATTTTAAATAAATTAAGTGATAAAGGTATTGAGGCTGACTCGTACGAAATGGATATAGATTAAAATTATGAAGTTATCAAAAATTATATTAGAGAAGAAAAAGATTGTACATCAATCAGAGTTAAATTTATCTGATAAAGATATTTCTAACCTTGCTGAAGCAATCTCAAGTAAGCTAGATGACTATCTTGATGTAGAGAATAAAGAACTACTTAACCAAACGGTTAAAGCAGCTATAGAGGAACTTACCATCTAATTAGTTGCATAGTCGAATAAAAGTTCTTATCTTATAGTAAAGATAACGGACTGGGTTATGGACTATACTTTCCTTTTAGGATCAATTGAAAATTTATTGGGCAAAAGCCACAAGAAGGCTAGAGGCAATCACGCTTTTCATTGTCCTTTCTGTAATCATAGGAAGCCAAAGCTAGAAATCAACATGGCTACTAATGAAAATGGAAAGAATCCATGGGAATGTTGGGTATGTGAAACTAAAGGTACAACTATAAGATCTTTATTATTTCAGCTCAAAACACCCAAAGCTCAATCAAATGAAATATTAAAATACCTACCAAAAGGATCACAAATAGAGTATAAGGGGATATCTATATTAGAGATACCTAAAGAGTATCAGCTACTATCTGATGCCTCTACAACATCAGTTATTGCTAACAATGTAAAGAAGTATTTATATGAACGAGGACTTTGCGACAATGATTTTATTAAATACCAAATTGGGTACTGCACATCTGGAGACTATGGAGGACGAATTATTATACCAAGTTATTCTGAATCCAATCAACTCAATTTTTTTATTGCAAGAACTTACGATGGAAACTACTTCAAATACAAGAATCCTGAAGTATCTAAAGACATAGTCTTTTTCGAAAACCTTATTAACTGGAATGCTCCTATAGTAATATGTGAAGGAGTATTTGATGCAATGGCTATAAGACGTAATGCTATACCTTTATTAGGTAAAAATATGGCGCAATCGTTATACAAGAAAATATTAATGAGCTCAACATCCGACGTATATGTTGCTCTAGATTCAGATGCTAGAAATAGAGCTCTACAAATATCAGAAAAATTACTTAACCAAGGTAAGCGAGTTTACCTAGTAGAGATGAAAGAAAAAGACCCTTCCGAAATGGGTTTTACATCATTTACTAAACATATCCAATCAGCACAAGAGTTAGACTTATCTAGTCTTATGGTGCACAAATTAGATCTATGATCAAACAAGGAATGAACATTCTAGAACAGAATGAGAAAAAGAGACTGGATTTCAATCCAGAATTAAAACAGATAAACTTTCTCGATAGGAGAGTTTACAAGAGAAGCGAAGGAGTATATTACCCGTCCGTAACTACAATACTCCAATATATGCCCAAGAATAAGTTTTTCGAGTCATGGCTCAAAGACGTTGGGCATAGCGCTGATCTTATTATGAGACGAGCAGGTAAAGAAGGTACTCAAGTACATGAAGCTGCTGAGAAGTTAGTAGAAGGAGAAGAGATCTCCTGGATGGATGATTACGGCAATGCAAAGTACTCTCAAATAGTATGGGAGATGATACTAAAATTTGCAGAGTTTTGGAAAGAATATAAACCAGAACTTATATCATCAGAGCAGTTTGTATGGTCAGACAAATATAAGTATGCAGGAACTGCTGATATTGTTTGTAAAATGAATGATGAAATATGGTTATTAGATCTTAAAACGTCTAATAGTATACATAAGTCATATGATTTACAATTAGCTTCCTATGCTAAAGGATTAGAAGAGAGTCGAGGAGTTAAAATAGAAAGAACCGGTATTATATGGTTAAAAGCTAAATGTAGAGGACCTAGTAAGCAGAAAGGAGTAATGCAAGGTAAAGGATGGAAGGTATTGCAGATAGATGAAATAGAGAAAAACTTTAAGTTATTTCAAAACATCTATGAGTTATATCAACTAGAGAATCCTAATACTGAACCAATTTATAATAGTTACCCTACTACTATAAAAGTTTAACTATTTATAATAAACCATTTATATGAAAAAGATAACATTTATACTTGCCCTGTTTTTAGTAACAAGCTGTGCTAACTTTAAACTAGCCACGCTTAATCATTCTCCTATAGCTACCCAGGAAGGTATCTTAGTAGATGTTATCGATAGTGAATTATCACTATATAGAAAGTTTGACAGAGATAGTAAGTTTAGATGGAATTACTCACAGTTTGCTAAGAATCAAGATTTACGTTGGTATTATTCTTTTTATAATCAGAATAACCTATGGAGATATAATAGAAATGTTACTCCTTGGGACTTATATGTAAACAGATATGATTACTGGTTTAACTGGAACTATAATTTTGGTTTTAGTACATTCAATCATTGGGATCCATTTAGATTTAAACAATGGGGATGGAATAGCTACGATCCATACTATAGTAACTATCACATATGGAATAGACCTTCTATGGCTCATATGAATAGATACAGACAAAGTATTCAAATAGATATTAAAGATAGAGAAATTAAAAATAGAGTTAGATCTAGAGCTATCGTTAATAGTAACAATAACGTTAGAATATATAACAGACCTGAAATAACAGAAGACAAACTTAGACGATCTGTAAACATACTCAAAGGCGAAAATAAAAATATAATAATAAGAGAATATAATAATCCTAATAAGTTTAACAATGATAAAACTATCAAACTTAATCCTAGAAGCTACGGAAGGCCCGAAGGCAATAGTAATGGCGGGAGGAGCTGGAGCAGGGAAGTCGTACCTCCTCAACCAGTTAAATCTAGATTCACTGCACCTAGTCAACCCAGACAAGTATATAGAGGATCCGGATCACCCAGCGTACCAAAAACTAACACCGGGAACATTCGCAGCGGACAAGGAAGCAGCAGAGTTAATATCAAATAGACAATCATTTGTTTGGGACACTACTCTGTCCAACCCTAAGAAAGTAAAAGAAATGCTTGCTTCCAAGTATAAGGTATATATCGTTATGGTATATACTCATCCAATGCAAGCTTATATATCTAACTTTCAAAGAGAAAGAAATGTACCTGCATCTGCAGTATTTCAAACTTGGAGCAAAGTTTACCAATTGATAGATGATTATATTAAAATGACGAAAGGAAATTTTTCTTTATTTGTTAATATAAGAAAAGAATTTAAAGATGATATAAAAGCATTTGATACAGCAGCTAAAAACGGTAAAGAAGGGATAAAAGACTATTTAAGTAAATATTCTGAAGCAAATAACATAACGGGTTCAAGTTTTAGATCCCCTATAGAACTTTCTGCTGAGATACAGCAAGAGTTTGAAAAAGCTACTGACCATATGGATTATGATAGAGATAATTACGGTGAAGATAGAGGGCTTAAGAAATACTTCAGCGACTGGTATGAGAAGAATGGAGCTGGACCTGGTGATGATAAGATGATTAAAAAGCTTAAGAGTATAAGAAAAGCTAAAGAAACCTCAGCTATAAAATACGATGCTGTATTAGAAACTATAGCAGAGCTCTTATACAGTCCTATCTTTACTCAAAAGCTAGTTAGTAGTTCACCAAGAGAAATAGATCAAAAATTACAAGATTTTCTAGCATGATAGCACTTTATCCTGGAGCATATAAACCACCTCACAGTGGACATTTTGAAATAGCATCAAGCTTATTGAAAGGCATGCAGGGTAGAGTTTATAGTATAGATAATTATAAAGAAGCAGGACCATCTGCTTTATCTAAAGATTCTGATACTTCAGTTAAGGTAGATAAGGTCATAGTATTCATTGGAGCAGGAGAAAGAAATGGAATTACTCAATCTCAATCAGAAGCAATATGGAAAATATACCAAAATTATATTCCTAATCTAGAGATTGTATCCAGTGTAAAGAATCCTATGATTGAAGCTAGAGATTATGCAGCAGCTAATCCTAAAGAAGAGTTTTATGCTATAACTGGAATAAGAGGAGAAGAAGATTTTGTTGACTTAAGAAGAATATCAACGTTTAAAAAAACACCTAATGTAAAAGGTTTAGCAGTTACGTCAAAAGATAATAGTGAAGTTAGAGCAACTAATTTTAGAAAAGCTATTTTAAGCGGTAACTTAGACATAATAAGAGACTTTTTTCCTAAAGAAGTTTCATCAGAAGAAATTTTAAAAATATTGAATATGTTAAAATCAACAATCGTATCTGAGCAAATGAAAGAAAAATTACAGGATGTACTTGAAGAGATCTTTGTTGCTGAAGAAGAAACTATAAAAGAAAGCTCAGGAACACCAGTATCTCCTCAATCAATGATTAGGTCTAAAGACAAAGCTCACTTGATTACTTTGTATAAAAGAATCCAAGGTCAAATTGGTAGTGAGAATGTTAAAGTAAAATTTATGCAAGATCACATTAGAATTACTGTAGAAGATGAATACAGCAGTCCTAGTTTTGACTATACTCCATTTATGGGTTCTATATTAGAGTATATGCTAGATCAAAAAATGAACATTACTCCTCTACCTGAAATTAAACTCAAGAGAGATTTAGGAGAAGCAGCTAGCGTATTTGGTAGAACAGCTTACTATAATCCTGAAATAAAAGAAGTAGTTTTATATACCGAAGGTAGACACCCTAAGGACGTATTAAGATCTTTTACTCATGAAATGGTTCACCATATACAAAATATTGAAGGAAGGTTAAAAACATACGGTACTACTAATACAAATGAAGACGAAGACTTAGTAGAGATAGAAAAAGAAGCCTATACAGTAGGTAATATAACTTTCCGTAACTGGGAAGATGGAATTAAAAATAAATAAAGGTTATGAAAAATAGTATTGTAGAATTATTGGATGCATATCCAATTAAAGAAGAAAAAGTAAAACCGCCATATAAAATATATTGTGATATGGATGGAGTGTTAACAAACTTTGAAGGAAGATTTGAACACTTTACTGGTAAACATCCTCAAGAGTATGAAAAAGAGTTTGGAGTTAAACAATTTTGGCACCTTATAGATGTCAAGGTAGGAGTAAGATTCTGGATAGGAATGGACTGGATGCCTAGAGGAAAAGAACTATGGAATTTTATACAACCATATAATCCAGACTTATTAACATCTCCTTCTAGAGATAATGCTTCTAGACTAGGTAAACAACTTTGGGCTAAAAATAATCTTAATCCTAAACCTAAAGTTATAATGGCATATTCAAAAGATAAACAAAGATATGCAAACGAAAATAGTATATTAATAGACGATAAACCATCTAATATAGATGAATGGAAAGCAGCTGGAGGAATTGCCTTCAAAGTAAAAAAAGGAGATATAACAGAAGCAATAAACGGTTTAAAAGAGTTAGGTTATGAGTAAAGAAACATTACTGAAAAAAGATTTTAAAGAAAGTGATATAAAGAGAGTAAGAAATTTAGTTAATAAAGACTTTAACTCCAGTACTAAAATACAATCAGGTTATAAAAAAACTCTAAGTAGACATAAAGAAGGAGAGATTTGGGAAGAAAGCGGTAAGCAATGGACCATTAAAAACGGAGTTAGACAGAATATTACTAAACTAGACGATGCTAAGAAAGCATTAAGAATGCCTCTAAGGTGCCCTAAGTGTAATGGTTCAATGGAACATTGGTTAGCTAAGAAAATGTATAAGATACATGGATTCTGTTTTGACCCCTGTACCGTAGAATATGAAGATTCTCTTAAACAAGCTGGCTTATATGAAGCCTATGAAAAGAAAATGATTCACGGTAATGCAAAAGAATTTGTCGACGATATAGAAAGATGGATACTGGACTCTGTTAACGACAGCCATACCTTTGTTACTGAACAAGGAGTTGTAGAAGATTGGGGCGGTATGAATAAAGAGACTAGAGAAAAGATACTTAAAGATCTTAAAGATTTTACTACTACCATGCGTAAGCATATTAGTTGATATTTATAATAAAACACATTGTGACTCAAAAAGATATTTTAGAATCAGTACTCAAGGAAATTAAGCATATAAAAGGTCATATGCCTAATGGTGAATTGAAACAAATGCAAGCAGATATGTCGGATTTAAAAGAAGATATTTCAGAAATGAAATACTCTATACTTAATCCTGATAACGGAGTTATAGTGAACACTAACAAGAATACAGAATATAGAACACTTCTTCAAGCTAATCAAAAAGACTTTGAAGCTAAATTAGCAGAAGTAGAATCTATTAAGCTCTGGAAAGAAGGAGTTACTAGAGCACTTTGGATTATATTCGGTATAATAGCTGCAATCATAATAAGAATGTTTATGATGCATGCTGAAGGATAAATAAACAAAACAATGCCAGCAAAATTAAAACCTTCTTCTAAGAAGTACGTAAGAGACGCTAAAGGTAAGATGACCAAAAAATGGACTTGGGAACACTACACACCAGCCATGACATCTACCGATAACCTTAAGAAATTTTTAGAAGATTCAAGTTATAAAAGAAAAAGAAGTATTATAGAAAGGGAATTAGCTAAAAGAGCATGAACTATCTAACTTTAGCCCAACTTATAGGAGAGATCATAACTGATTCTAAAATTATTTGTGATAGCTGTGGATGGAGTTGGAACAAAGAAGACGGAGGAGATGATTTATATATGTGTCATAAATGTGACCATAATAATACACCTACTGCTCTTGAAAACTTCAAAGACGGTAAAAAGAAAGGTAAATCAAGACCAGGCAGAGTTAAAAAGTCAGGAGCTAGCTGTAACGGTTCAGTTACTGACCTAAGAAAGAAAGCAAAGAATGCATCTGGGGAAAAAGCTAAGATGTACCATTGGTGCGCTAATATGAAGGGCGGAAAGAAGAAATAGTAATAAGAATCTATTTATTTATATACGTATATTATGACATATCAAGAACTTAAAGATCGATTATCTAAATGCGAATACACTCTTACATGTATAAAAGACGGTACTTTAAAAGATACAAACCAGAAAACTGTGAAGAAATTAGAATTATTAAAGGAGTCTCTTAGAAGTAAAATTGAAGAGATAGAAGATAAAGGAATGGTAGTGACTAGAGACTCAGAAGAAGCTGAGAAATTAGCTAAAAAAGGAGTCAATGTAAATTTACAGACGGAGGGTCCACATCAAACAACTTATATTAAAGTATCTAAAAACAACTATAAGAAAGCTATACAGATAATAGATCAAAATATAGACAGTGAATATGTAAATACTGATATAGTTGATGATGATGGAGACGGTAATGTAATTGTATATTTTAATTTTACACCAGCAATGACTGGTCATCCACACTATAATCCGGATGTAGATCCAGCAGAGTTTATATACGACTTATCTATGGACTTAGAAGCTAACGGTATTTCTATTGTAGATAAAAGTCATGATGTAGACGAAACAGCACAAGCTTTATCTAAAAAGAATTTCTCTGATCATCATAAAGATAATAAAAACGTAGATGAAACTGATATTAACGACCCAGTTCTTATGAAACTAAGAGCATTACAGTCTAAATTAAGAAGAAAGAAAGCAGTCAGAAAGACTGGAGGAGATAGTAAATTATTAGCTACATTAAAAGCTAAGAGAGCTCAAGTAATGAAAGATATGGAGAATGATCCATCAATCGAACCAGAAGGAGGTCCTGTTGCTGATATGTACGGAGATCAATTGAATAAAATAGATAAAGATATAGCTAAAGCATCAGGAAGAAAACCAAAAAGCTATGATGATACTTTCAATGAAGGTCAAGATGATGTATTTGCTTTAGGATACGATCTAGATGCTACACAGTACTTAGTAGACTATCTTAAATCTAAATATAAAGCAGGAGTTGACTACGAATTACATATCGGTAGAGGAGACACACATCCAAATGCTATCTCTCTTATGAACCCAGATATGGAACAAGATAAAGAATTAGGTAATCTATTAATGTCAGCAGGAGATAATGAAGAAACTGATTACCAATCAGGAAGAGAAGCAGAAAATGACTATATAGGAGAAAAGAAAAGACCAGGTTTATGGGCTAATATTAGAGCTAAGAGAGCTAGAGGTGAAAAACCTGCTCATAAAAATTCTAATGCTCATAAAGATGCAGTTAAAGCTGGTAAAAAGATTAATAAAGAAGGTCTATGGGCTAATATTAATGCTAAGAGAAAAGCAGGAAAGAAACCATCTCATGGTAATTCTAATGCTCATAAAGATGCTGAAAAAGCAGGAAAAGCTCTCGGTAAAGAATCTGCTAACCCTCAAGACGGTAAAGCAGCACCTTATGGATCAGGATATAAAAAAGTAACTAAAGAAGAAAACGTAAAATTAAGTAAAGAACATCTTTCAATCATAGCAAGTAAAGCCGGTAAAGCAATTGTACAAGCAGTACATGCTACAGGAGACGAAGTATCAAGAGCTAAAATTAAAAAAGTATTCTCATCAGCTCTATCTCCTAACATACCAGAGGCTTTCACAGTACATATAATATACAAAAATGATTCTGAAGTATCATATAGGTTTCAAATAGAAGGTAGCAAACTTATATTCTTAGCTGACAGTAAAGATATTGTTTTATCTGATGTAGGAGTTAAACCTTCAGGAGAACCATTTATAAATACAGAGCTCGTTAAAAACGAGATGACAAAATATTTTAAACAAATGCAAGAAATGAACGATCAAGAATTTGCTGACGCTAAAGAAGCAGATAGATTAGCAAATCATCCCGAAAGAGATAAAATTTTAGCTATACAAAATTTAATTGCTAAACAAAAAGGACTCAAAGAAACCGAACTTAGTGAAGAAAGATATAGAAAAGTAACTGACGATGATCAAGGACTTGATGGAGTTTTTCATGTTGATGAGCATGGTTATTTTGTTGATCTTGATTACGGTAAATATAAATCTGCTACTAAGGATTTATTAGATCTTGCTATGGAACAGGGGCACGTGTATGAAAGTGTAGAAAACTATTATGAGTATGCTGATCATTTCGAAAACGAATTAAAAGATTATGCTGAAGGTGAAGAAGTACCTGATTGGCAAATGAATGATCTTGCTGTGAAATACGGAACTGATTATAGTCAGTTTTATGGTGAAGAAGATGATGATGATGATGTAGAAGAAGATATATCAGAAGAATACTCAAAAGAAAAATTATTAGCCTACTTAGGACAGGCAGATGATGCTATGATCAGAACTCATGATGATAAGTATTTGATTATATATAACCCTAAAAAAGGTAATAAAGATAATTACGATATGTGGGGTGATTATTCTGTATTTGCAGTAGATCAAGATGGAGAAGAACACGAAGTACTATATTCTGATATTGATAACTTACAATTAGAAGGTACAAATGAAAGCCGTTATACTAAACTTAGAGACTATTATAGAAAAATAGATAAATTAAAACAGCAATCAAAAATAGATCATGAAAAAAATCCAGGACATGGTAAAGTAGTTAATAAGTGGAAAGAAGTAAATGAAGCATCTGAGATGGATAAAATTCTACAAGGTAGACAGTTTATCAAGCAGTTAGCTCCTTTTATGAATAAATTGCCTCAAGATAATCCTAGAAGAATAAAATTTATCAATAAAGTTAAACAGGTTAATAAAAAATATAAAGAGCTACTAGCTAAACAAGATGATAAAGTATCTGGAATTGGTAAAGATCAAGAGTTAAGCGAAGGAAGAGGAGATTTCGATGATGTACTAAAGGCTATAGAAAACATGGCTAACAACGATGATATTTCAGAAAGAGACGCAGCAGCAGAAATAGTATTAGCATTAGCTGATAAATTTCAATTACCAGTAGATAAGAATCTAGAAGACTATATGGAAGAAGGACAAAGTGATTTATATGAAGGAACAGACTTACATGTAGATGGAGATTTTCAATTCACTAGAACTAATAGCGGAATACAGATAACAGAAAAATACTCAGCCCAAGGTGCTAACTCTAGATACATTCACGTACCAGGGAGACTACTTAGAAGATTTGTAGCAGGATTAGCTAAATCAACAAAAGTATTCAAAGATACTAAATACCAAGGACAAGATGCAGAAGATGCTCTAGAAGAAGCTGGACCTGGATTTGCTCACGATTGTGCTGCTAAAGTAGTACATGAGAAATATGGAAAAGGTAATTGCATACCAGAAAAACATACTTTAGTTAAAGAAGGTGAGAAACATGTAGTAACTCATTATGACGTTTTATTTGAAAGCGGCAAAACAGTAGAAAATATACCAGTTAGTGAGTTAGAGATTAAAACTTCAAATGAACACTGGCACAAAGGATATAAAAAGAAAAAGAAGTAAAATGAACAAAGCTAAATTAGAAAATATTATTCTAGAGGCGTACGAAGAAGTTCTTAAAGAGAGTCTACTAGACGAATTAGAGGATTATGATCAAGATGAAAAGTCTGATAACCCTGGTTTAAGTAAACCTGAATATAATGTAGACGATAAAGATCATTTTATATCTCAAGATCAAATTAGACCAATGATAGCTCAAAATGAAGCTGAAGAAGATGAAGAACCTACACCAGAAGAAACTCCAGATATGGATGCTCCAGAGGATACTGTATTAGAAGATGCTACTGATAAAATACTAGGGAAGTTTCCTACAGTTAGAGCAGCTATTATAAAATTACAAACAGAAGACTTCAAAGACTTTGTAGAGAGTATAGACTGGGTATCACCTCGTCCTAGCTCTTTTAGAGTAAACTTAAAGAACGGCCAAGACTATACCTTAAAATGGATGGGTGAAGGCTTTCAAGCAACTATACTAGGTAAAAGATACTACCTAAGTAACATATCAGAATATCAACAAGCATTAGATAAATTAGAAGTACTATACAGAGAAGCACCAATGAGCGGAGCAGGAGAAGGAGAACCAGCAGACACTGACACCGGCGGCGGTGGTGGAGGTGGAGGCGACTTTCCCGGTGGAGACGGAGGTGGTGCAGGAGGAGACGATGCAGGAGCAGATGACCTTCCAGCAGCAGATGACGGAGGAGGAGCTGATTTATCAGATGAACCTGTAGACTTTGAAGCAGGAGAAGAACCAGACGCATAATGAATCTTATAGATAGAGTCATATTAGAATGGTCCTATAAGACCAAAAAAGGATATCCTGACTTGGATAATCAAGAAGATATAGATTTATTTGAATCTATGTTTGGTTTTAATTTATCTGAAGCTAAAAAAGAATTCAATTATCTATCTCCTGAAGCTCAAAAAATAGCAAAGTATATTATTGATAAGTTAAATTTAGAAGATGATGAGATAAAGGCTCATTCAAAAACTAGAATAATAGTATATACAGACAGAAAAAGAGCAGAAATATTTGCAGCTTTACAGCAACTTGGATATGAAAAAGATCAAATTACTGGTTCAAGTGGTGGTGGGTTTAGAACACCAGAAGGTATAGAGATTATTCATAAGAACCAAACATCTGTTGGAGATGCTGGATTAGATAATGAAGATATAGTAGTTCGAAAAATTAACGAAAGAATAGGAGTAGAAGGTGGAGCTATAAATGTTGTATTTAAATCTGGTAATAATGTCGATTTAACTTATAATAAAGTAGAGTCTGCTGAAGGAGTAGGAAGAGAAACAGGAGATAATCTAAAAGCAGATATAAAACTTTTTAACGGTAAACCTAATCCTATCTCGATAAAAAAAGACGGACCTTTTAGATGGTCATCAGCAATGAGGACTCATGGAAAAGTATTTGACGCAGTATTAAAACCAGCTATAGAAGGAACAGAAAATCTAAAATTAGTAGTAGATCAAGAGAATCCTAAGCTACTTAAAATGTTAAATCCTAAAAATAATAAATTTTACGGTAGCATATATGTAACTGGAGCTCCTGGAATGGATTATAAAACTTTAGCTTTTGGGAATGATAATGCAGCGATAGTAAAAAGAACCTTTAGTGATGCTGATTTTAATTTCGATAACGGAAAATTAACAATTACAACCTCAGCTAATTATACAGATGATAGTCATTTTAGTAAAGATGATTTACCTATTATAAGATTTGAACAAAACGCTTCTAAGGCTACAAGATTAGAAGGACACCGAGGCAGAGGTATAACTATTAGAACCGTACCATCAAAAGGATTTAATAATAGAACTGAAAGAGCTAGTCTTTTAATTATAGATTATAAAGATTTAGAAATCGAAGAATAAGTTATGGCACAGAATATTAAAAAGATAGTAGCACAAGAATACTTAAAGTGCGCTAAAGATCCTATATACTTTATGAAGAAGTACTGTTATATACAGCACCCTACTCGTGGACGTATTCTTTTTAATTTATATCCATTTCAGGAAAAAGTATTAGAACACTTTAAAGATCAACAATATTTAATTACTCTTAAATCTAGACAGCTAGGTATATCTACTTTATCTTCAGCATACAGTCTTTGGTTAATGATATTTCATAAGGATAAGAACGTTTTAGCATTAGCTACTACTCAAGCTACAGCTCGTAACTTGGTAACAAAGGTTATCTTTATGTATGACCAACTACCAAAGTGGCTAAGGTTAAGATCGGTAGAAAAGAATAAACTATCTTTAAGACTAAAGAACGGCTCTAAGATACAAGCTAAGTCTTCTAACGCAGATGCTGCTAGATCGGAAGCTGTATCGCTACTAGTAATAGATGAGGCTGCTTTCATTGATAACATTGAAGAAACTTTTGCTGCTGCTCAACAAACACTAGCAACGGGGGGTCAATGTATGGCTCTATCTACTCCTAACGGTATAGGTAACTGGTTTCACCAAACATGGGAGAAAGCAGAGACTGGAGAAAATAGTTTCTTACCCATAAGATTACCATGGACGGTACATCCTGAAAGAAACGAAGAGTGGAGACAACAGCAAGATAGGGATTTAGGACCTAGAATGGCAGGACAGGAATGTGACTGTGACTTCTTATCCTCTGGTGATACAGTATTTGAACCAGAAGATATGACTTTTTATGATGAAACTTATCAGAAAGATCCTATGGAGAAAAGAGGAGTTGATAGCAATTTATGGATATGGGAAGGAGTTGACTATAGTAAATCATATATGGTTGTAGCAGATGTCGCCAGAGGAGATGCAACGGATTACTCTGCATTTCATATATTCGATATAGAAGAATGTAATCAAGTAGGAGAATATAAAGGTAAAATATCACCTAAAGATTTCGGTAATGTACTAGTAGGAGTAGCAGCTGAATATAACGATGCACTATTAGTAGTAGAGAACGCAAACATTGGCTGGGCTACCATAGAGCAAATTATGGAAAGAGAATATAGAAATCTATATTACAGTCCAACTAATAATAGAGACACAGTAGAATCCTATATGACTAAGTTTGAAAGAGATAAACTTGTACCTGGCTTTACTATGTCATCTAGAACTAGACCACTAGTTATAGCAAAGATGATCGAATACGTTAGAGATAAAGGTGTTTTGATTCAATCTAAGAGACTATTGAGTGAGATGAGAGTATTTATATGGAAAAATGGAAAGGCTCAAGCACAAGATAGGTACAATGATGATTTAATTATGTGTTTTGGAACAGCTCTATATGTAAGAGATACTGCACTAAGACTCAGACAACAAGGTATGGACCTAGCAAGAGCTTCATTATCTTCATTTTCTAATCTAAATTCTAGAAACCAAGCTGTAATGAAAGTTGGAAAGCCGATAGATAATCCTTATCTTATAAAGACACCTGGAGGCGAAGAAGATATCTCCTGGTTATTAAAATAGACTATTTATTAAAAACGTACATTAATGGCGGACAAATCCTTATTTGGCAGACTACGAAGATTATTTTCTAACGATATAGTTGTTAGGAACATAGGCGGTAGAGAGCTAAAGATAGCTGATGTAAATCAGATACAAACGACTGGTAGATACCAAACTAACTCTTTAGTAGATAGATTTAGTAGACTTTATATCTATAACAACAAAAATATTTTTAATCCTAATCTTAACTACCAAACGTTAAGAATTCAGTTATACTCTGATTATGAGGCAATGGACACTGATCCATTAATTGCTTCTACTTTAGATATTATAGCTGATGAAGCTACAGTAAAGAATGATCAAGGAGAGATTCTACAAATACAATCCTCTGACGAAAATATACAAAGAGTACTTTATAATTTATTTTACGACGTTCTAAACATAGAATTTAACCTATGGTCTTGGACACGTCAAATGTGTAAGTACGGAGACTTTTTCTTAAAATTAGAGATATCAGAGAAATTTGGTATATATAATGTACTACCTTATACTGTATATCATATGGTAAGAAGAGAAGGTGAAGATCCTGAGAATCCTGCAAAAGTAATATTTCAATTAGATCCTGATGGATTAGCTTCTTCTCAACACCCTAATTATTTACCAAAGAGAAAGAATGATAGAAGAGTAGTTGACTTTGATAATTACGAAGTTGCTCACTTTAGGTTAATTTCAGATACTGCTTACCTACCTTACGGTAGATCTTATATAGAACCTGCTAGAAAGATTTTCAAGCAAGTAACATTAATGGAAGATGCGATGTTAATTCATCGTATAATGAGAGCACCTGAAAAGAGAATGTTCTATATCAATGTCGGTAATGTACCGCCTAATGAAGTAGAGCAATTCATGCAAAAGACCATGAATCAGATGAAAAAGACTCCTTATGTAGGAGAAGATGGTCAATACAATTTGCGTTTCAATATGCAGAATATGATGGAAGATTTCTATCTACCTGTTAGAGGAGGTGATACTTCAACTAGAATAGAAACTACTAAAGGTTTAGACTATGATGGAACAAATGACGTAGATTATCTATTAAAGAAGATGTTTGCAGCTCTTAAGGTTCCAAAAGCATATTTTGGGTACGAAGGAGAATTATCCGGTAAAGCTACTTTAGCAGCTGAAGACATTAGGTTTGCTAGAACAGTAGAAAGAATACAAAAGATAATGGAATCAGAGTTAACTAAAATAGCTTTAGTACATCTATACTCTCAAGGATTCTCTGGTGAAAGTTTAACTAACTTTGAAATTAAGTTAACTACACCGTCAATTATATTCGAACAAGAGAAAATAGCTCTACTTAAAGAAAAGGTAGATTTAGCTGCTCAAATGAAAGACTCTAAGTTATTCTCTTCAGATTACATATATGAAAAGATATTTGATTTATCAGAAGATAAGTATATGGAGATGAGAGATCTAGTTAGAGAAGATTCTAAGAGAGCATTTAGAATAGCTCAAATAGAAGGTGAAGGTAATGATCCTGCTAAGTCTGGTGCTACTTACGGTACTCCACATGATTTAGCTTCTATGTACGGTAGAAGAGCTACTCCAACAGCAAAAGGTGCAGGTCAAGACGAAGTACCTCAAGGATATGAGGAAGCACCTAAATGGGGAGAACCTGGACCAGAAGGTGGAAGACCTACAGAAAAAGCATCTATATATGGAACTAACGATGCATTGGGAGGACGAGATCCTTTAGGAGTACATGGAATGCACGGTGGATTTGACTCCGATAATGATAAAGTAGCTGAAAATGTTAAAACTAACACAGTCTACCTTAGAAACAAAGAACTCTTTAAAGATATTGTATTTAAAAAATCTTCTGCTAAAGAAGCAAAGATGTTGAGCGAAGACAATATTAAAGATTTAGAGAATTAATACATATTTATATATAGTAAACGTATACAATGAGGATAAAACATTCAAAGTATCGCAATACTGGATTAATCTATGAATTGCTTGTAAAGCAAATCGCTTCTGATGTACTTGAAAGTAAAGAGTCAGATGCAATTCAAATATTAAAAAAGTACTATAGCGGTAAAACTACTTTAGCTAAAGAGTATAAGCTATACGAATTTGTAGTGAAGAACAACTCAGTATCTCAATCTAAAGCAGAAACTATTATTTCTACTATTACTGAGGTATCGAGAAAGTTTAATCAAAAAATACTTAAAGAACAAAAGTATGCTTTGATATCAGAAATAAAAAGTAAATATAATATTGACGAATTTTTTAGCGTCGATGTAAGAGATTATAAAGCATTAGCGTCTTTATACTGTTTATTAGAAGCACAGAATAATTCTAATTTAGTAGACCCTAGCTTTTTAATTAATAATAAAACTACTCTTTTAGAACACTTAACATCTAAGAAGCAAAATGAAGAAGATGTAAAAGATTCTCTTATAGAGCAATATGGTAAGTATGATAAGGATTTAAAACTATTAACGTTTAAAATTTTATTAGAAAAGTTTAACGAGAAATACATAGACCTATTACCAGAACAAAAGAATATTTTAAAAGAATTTATTACATCAGTTAATTCAAGTAAAAAGTTATTTACATTAGTAAATAAAGAATTAAAAAAGATCTCTGAAGAAGTAAAGAAATTAGGAGATAAAGTAACTGATGATATTATAAAGATAAAATTAGATGAAGTATCTAAGAGCATTCAACCTCTTAAACCTACTGATAAAGTAAAAGATACTCATTTAGTAAATTTAATGCAGTATTACGAACTAGTCAACGAGTTAAATAAATTATGACCCGTACTAAACTAAGAGAGTTAGTTAGAGAAGTAATGCAAGAGTTAGATGAAGCAAACGTAACTGGAGGAACAGCTACATTTACTCCCGGAGATGGGATGAATTATGCAACACCTGCAGCTTTCGGTAAAGCAACAAGAGCTAAAAAAACTTTAACTAAGTTAGGTTTCAAACAGGTTAGTCGTCCTAAACGACCATCACATACTAAAGGATTTGATTATTTATAAAAAATGAGACAAGTAACAGTAACAGAAAAGTACAGAGCCGTATTAGAAGGTAATATGGCAAAAGGTGAATTTGTAAGACAAATGAGACTTACACACCCACAACACATAACTCAGTTCAACGGATTCGATGACTCAGTTCAAATTCTTAAAAATAGAGGTTTACTATTTGAGATAAAGAAAGAAGTTGTAGAAGAAGCAAAAGAAGCAGAATATGCTGAAGATTGTTTACCTTATTCTGATGAAGCATTCCAAAGAGGAATTAGATATGAACTTCAGTCAAAAGGTATTGAAGTACATGCAGGAGCAAATATTAAGTTAGAAGACTATGATTCTGCAAAAAGTGCTGCTCAGACAAACTTGACTAAAGACCCAATGCATTACCTTAATCTTGTATCAGGTGAATCTTCTAAAGTAGACAAACATGATAAACCATCTGAAACTAAGAGAGGAGCAAAAGATGTTGATACATTTAATGGACTTAAAAAAGCTGATTTAAGAGAAGCTAAAACAATGCTTAAAGAAGGTAAAATGGATGACTTAGCTGAAAAGCTAGGAATAGATGTAGGTAGATTACAAGCTGCTGCTGATAGACTAAGAGAAATGGAAAGAGAAGATGCTGCTAAAACAGCCGGTAAGGTAGATGCAATGAAAGCTATTATAGATGAAGAGCCAGATGAAGTTATGAATATTAATAGATTTGGAAAAGAAAAAGAAGATCACGATAGTAACTATACTAAAGTAAAAAACGAAACAGACGGACTTTCAATAGATGAGCACGAACATCAATTTTTTCACTTAGCATTCGAAGGTAAGTACGATGATATATTAGAAGACTATATGTCAAGTGAATCTTATAAGCAAGACGAAAAAGAAATACAAAATAAATACGATGTTTCTAGCGCTCACGATGTAAAGTACTTAGACGAGTGGGAAAACTTTATAAAAGAATTTGAAGCTATCAATAGAGATGATGCAACAGATACATATAATTTTGAAGCTAAAGGGATAGATGAAATGCTATCTATATCAGGAAACTCAGAAGAAGAAATCAAGAAAAATGCCGAAGAGTTATTAGCATTAGCTAAAAAAGTAGGATTGGACAAAGCTGAAATAAGATATAATGATGACGGGTCTGTTGATGGAGTTGAATTAAATGACACAGTAGAGGATAGAAACGATGGTAAAACTCAAAAAATTGCCGACTTACAATCCAAACATTATGAAGCTTCTAAAGCTGGACGTTCTAAACAAGAACCTTCTTTCAAACCTAAAAAATTAAAGAAGCTTACAATAGGAGGTAAAACATACGAAAAAGGAGATTTTGACCCTAACGATGACGGTAGAATTATGTCAATTGAAAAATATCCTAACGGATACTTTATTAATGGCGGAATATATTCAGACTACGGAGACGGCGATGGACCTAAAGAAGGGTATGGATACGCTATCGACTTGAAAGGTAATAAAATGGACGAAGAGGATTTAGAAGGAATGCACGAATCCGCAGTAAAAAATGAAAATATTGATGCATTTAGTGATACCATACAAGTAGTAGGATATCCGGAAACTGTAGAAGATGCTCTAAAAGTGATTGAAAGATACGAAAGAGATGGACATCCTGTTGGTAGAGAAGAAGCTAAAGAAATTATAGCTGACATGAGAGATACGGATGACGATGATTTTGATAGAAATATTACTAACCTTATAGCAAAAGCATTCGTTATCAAGCTAAAAGGAGTATCTGAAAAGAAAGGTAAAGATCATGACGGAGACGGAGATGTAGACGGAGATGATTATATGCATGCTAAAGATAAAGCTATTAAAAAAGCGATGGGTAAAGAACCACAACAAGAAATAGATACATCAGCAGCTAAAGCATCATTAGCCAAATTTGCTGCTAGAGAAAAAGAATTAGATAGACAAAATCCTAATAGACAT